TCTTGTATGGAGAGAGTTCAATCCATTATTTGCTAGGTCGGGCAAAGCTACAGGGATTAGAATATATTAAGAACATGATAGTATTGAGGCAAAACTGTGTATAGCTCACTAAATATTTACAATCAGCCCATAACACAAGCTGCTACCACAGTTGCAAGCCCAAATGCGGCCTACCAAAGAATGAGTCAATTCTGGGATTTGATTACAGATTTAAAGGAAGGTACATACAAGATCAGGAGTGAACATAGAAAATACTTGCCACAAGAAAGTAGGGAGACAGATGATTCATATGACGTCAGATTATCGAGATCAACAGTTGTTCCATATTTGCAGCGTATTGAGAAGATGTTGTCAGGTATGTTGGTCAGGAAGCCAGTAAGACTTGATGATGTATCTGACTTGGTAAGAGAACAGTTGTTTGATGTTGATTTAGAGGGTAACGATTTGAACGTGTGGCTGTACAACACAGCCCGATTAGCTATTAGCTTCGGTCATGTTGGGGTTCTTGTTGATGCACCAAAGGAAGGGGATAAGACCAGACCATATTGGGTGACATATACACCAAAAGATATTTTAGGATTTAGGTCTGAGATCATAGATGGTGTAAGGCAACTCACACAACTGCGTTTATTAGAACAGGTTGTTGAACCAGATGGAAAGTATGGTGACAAGGTTGTCAAGCAAATAAGAGTGTTGGAAAGGGGTAGATATGAGATTCACAGAAAAGACGAAAAAAAGGGCGAATATAAACTATTTGATGAAGGTGAAATGAGTCTTAAAGACAAGATTCCTTTTGCTATTGCTTACTCAAACAGAGTTGGTTACTACGAAAGCCGCAGTCCCTTGTATGACATTGCAGAACTAAACCTCAAGCATTATCAGATACAGTCTGATTTGGATAATATTTTGCATATTAGTTCTGTTCCTATGCTTGCTGTCTTTGGTTATCCAAATGCAGATGAGATAACAACAGGCCCTAATGAAGCACTATCATTGCCACCAGAATCCAGAATGGAATACATTTCTCCATCTGGTGATAGCTTTGACAGCCAGTTCACAAGATTGAAAGATATTGCAGAACAGATCAATACATTATCTTTGGCCGCAGTATTGGGACAGAAACTTGTAGGAGAATCAGCAGAGGCCAAGAGGATAGACAGATCACAGAATGACTCAACAATGATGGTTATTGCACAGCAGATGCAAGATTTGATTGATAACTGTCTTAAATTTCATAGCGAATATCTTAATGAACCTAATGCTGGCAGTAGCTTTGTTAATAGAGATTTTGTAAGTGCAAGACTTGAACCACAGGAGATAACATCATTGCTCACATTGTTTACTGCTGGAACTATCACACAAGAGACTTTACTTAATCAACTATCTGCTGGTGAGGTTCTTGGTGATGACTTTGACGTTGAGGAAGAGATCGAAGGCACACAGCAGGGAGGTCTTACAGAAGTAGAGCCACCAGAAGAACCTGACGAAGAACCAGAAGAGGAGGAGGAAGAGGGAGAAGAATGATAGATGAGTATTCCAGAGGTATTTTTTAGGGAGACTATTGATCTAAACAGGTATAGCAATGCCGTAGCAAGAAAATATGCGACTACTTATTCTGATGTAATTATTGTTGCAGCAAAGAAACTCAAACAGATTGACCTCAGACAGCAAGCCGCAGGGGAAGGGGTTGTAATATCACCTCAAACAAGAAAAAGACTTAGAGCAATAATCAGTCAGGCAAAGTCTAGTTTAAATAAGTGGTCTGGTGCTACAGCAAAAGATTTTAAAAAAGAGTTGCAAGGATTAGCTTACTTGCAGACTAACTTTGTGCAGAATGAACTAAAAAAAGTAACTAAATCAGGAAATATTCCAATAAATTCAGTAGCTATCAGTCCAAGGTATGCAGATTCTTTTGTTAGTACAGACCCCACTAAGGTCAATGTATTTACTAGCAAAGCATTTAAGGAAGATTCTTTTGCCAAGTTTGGACAGGGCAAGTTTGATCTGACGGCTACTCAAGGTGCATCAATGACTTTACCTAATGGGGAAACAGTCGAGAAAGCATTTAGAGGAATAGCAACAAGACAGCAAGAGAGTCTTGCAAGACATATAAGGCAGGGTGTGTTTAGTGGAGAGTCAACACAGGAGATAGCAAGACGCATGGTAGGTAAATTAGAGTTTGGAACTTTTCCTACATCTGTTAAACAAATATCACAAGCTGGTGGAGAGCTTATAAAGTTATCTACTAATCAAATACAAACTATAGTCAGAACATCTGTAAACCAAGTACAAAATCAGGCATCACAGGCTGTTTATGCAGCAAACAGTAAGGTTGCTCCTAAGTATGAATATGTTGCAACGCTTGATAGTAGGACAAGTCCAATATGTCGGAGGCTTGATGGTAGGAAGTTTGCATACAACAAAGGCCCTACACCACCGCAGCATTTTAACTGCCGATCTACTACTGTTCCTGTTGTTGATTATGAAGGACTTAGAAAAAGAGAAGAGTTCAAAGACTTAACACCGCCACCTAAAGGCAAAGTTGTAACCCGACCCACAGGAGAGGGGACTGGTAGAGTGCCACAGGACACTCAATATGGTGACTGGCTCTTAGGGCAAGATAAGAAACTAAAGGTTAAGACTTTGGGTAACGAACAGAAGGTAAGATATTTTGAACGCTTGGCAAAGAAGGAGGGGTCAGGGCAGAAAGCTATAAGGAAAATGGTTAGAGAAGATGGTAGCGAAAGAAGTTTGAAGGACTTGCAAAGGTTGTATGGCAAGCCTAGTGATATAACAATCAAGATACCAAAGCCCAAGCCTGTAACTAAACCTGTGGCATTTGAGAGAAGGCTAGTAGATTCAAGCCCAGAGCAATTAAGAAAAGCTGGTAGAGATTTAATTAAAGAAGTAGATGGTTTAGATATTGATGAATATACAAAGCTTGGTCAAGAGTTTAAAGCTGCGGCAAAAGATTCTGCAAAAGATTTTGATAAATTCCAAAAAGCAAAAGATAAATACTTTGCATATAGAGATAAGTTTGAGAAACAAATGGAAACGCTTAGAAATAAAATGCTTGAGACTAACTTGAATGATGCACAAGTAGATAAATTCATTAAAAATACAAAGATTACATCATGGAAAGCTCCACAGAAAACACAAATCAGAGGTTATTTAAATGAATATATAAGAATGTTTAATGGTAATGGTTTTGTTGATAGTGCTAATGGAGTTCCAGCAATCACAAAAATAGGAAAAGCAAAAAGAGGTTCTTGTAAGTTTTGGGAGGGTTCTTTAACTACGCAGTTCAAAAGCTCAATGTTTGGAACACCAACAACTGTAAGTAAATCAACTACTTTCCATGAGATAACTCATGCAGTAGAGGTAGCAAATCCAAAATTAAATAAATTTATGCAATCATGGCGAACTAATAAAGGATTTACAGATAAAGAAAAGATTAGGGCAAATATGGTTAGAAAGGAAGCCATGAGTGTTTATGGCCCATCACAACGAGTAGGCAAACCAGTTTACAGATTAAAGGACATAACAACTATTAAATATGACCCTAGAGAAGATGCTCTTGTAAATGATTATTTAGACGCTTATATGGGTAAAGTTTACAGTGCTTATGACTTTAAAAGATTTGGAATTGCTGAAAAAATAGAGGCAACAGAATCTTTGACAATGACTGTTGAAAGATTTGCAGACCCACAAAAAATGGGGGCATTGTACAAACAACACCCAGAACTGTTTGAGTTAATTGTAGGTATGTCTAGGGCAAAGGGCCTTTAGGATAGTCTGAGGGATAGCTCAATAAATCTTTGTCGGCTTGTATTTGAGACTCTCTTGGTATTTTTATATTTTCAAAGCCTACAGAATTAACAGCCGCATTAATAACATCTGCAATATCGCAACTATTCATATCAAACAAATGACCATGAACTCCATACAAACCCTCTCTTGTTTCACTTTTCCAAAACTCAACAGCCTCTCTTGAGCCTACAGCTTTTGCTCTTTGTTTAGAATGTTGAATCTCAATATCCCCTAATGGGGTAGTGATAGTTATAGTTAGCATAGTTGTAGTTTAGTTATGCCACTAAAAAAAGGCAAATCACAAAAGGCTATCTCTGGCAACATACGTTTGCTGATGAAAGAGGGCAAGACATTAAAACAAGCACAGGCAATAGCTTTATCAACTGCTAAAAAACGCAAAAGGAAGTAATATAAAGACAGCTACTTTTATTGTCATGCCTTCACA